CTCATATAGGATTTATTAAAGGTAATAGTTGATTAATGAATACCCTTCTTTATAAGGTGTGACCGAACAATCAACATAATTCTATTGGAGTTTCCTACAAATAACTTCACAATCAAAACAAGGAAAAAAGCAAAATGGCAAATTCAAAATTATTGAAAGAAGCAATCGCCGATGCTAAAGCCGTTAAAGAAACTGCATTAGCAAACGCAAAAATCGCTTTGGAAGAGGCATTTACTCCAAGACTACAATCTATCTTAACACAAAAGTTGAGAGCAGAAGCAGAAATGGAAGATGACGCTGAAAAAGTTGATGAAGAGTTAGATTCATCAAACATTGGTTCTTCTACCTCAAACCCATCTTTAGATGCTGATACCGATTTATCAATTGGTGTTAAATCTCAAGGAGGACAACCAGGTAGTGAATTAGATGACTACTCAAAAGTAAAAGAAATTTCTGAAGAAGAAAATCCGTATGGTGATGATGAAATGGCTGGAGATGACAAAGATGCAGAAATTGCAGAATTGAAAGCTAGATTAGCAGAATTAGAAGGAGAAAATTCTGAAGAAGAAAAAATGGAAGGTGAAGATGAAATGGGCATGGATGACATGGACATGGATTCTAACGATTCTATGGACATGGGTTCTGAAGATGAAGAATCAGAAGATGATATGGACTTAGAAGCAATCATCAGAGAATTGGAAGCTCAATTAGGAGATGATGAATCTGAAAAAGAAGAAGCATCTATGTATGAAGCTGAAGAAGAAGATGAAAAAGAAGCTAAAAATGAAGCTGAAGAAGAAGATGAAAAAGAAGCTAAAAATGAAGCTGAAGAAGATGACAAAGTTATCGACTTAGAAGAAATTCTTCGTGAAATGGAAGCGGATATGAAAGGTGATGAAGAAAAAGTTGATGAAGCTGAAGAAGAAGATGCTAAAGAAATGAAAGCAGACTTACAAGAAGCTTATAAGACTATCAAATCATTACAAAGAACAATTAACGAAGTGAACTTATTAAACGCTAAGTTATTATTCGCAAACAAATTATTCAGAGCTCATAACATGACTAACGAACAGAAAGTTAAAGTTATCGAAACTTTGGATAGAACAAATTCAGTAAGAGAGGTTAAATTGGTTTACTCTACATTAGCAGAGAATTTCAAATACACTTCTTCTACATCAAAAGCTAACAAAAAATCAATCACAGAAGGTATCGCTAGCAAAGTAGTTAAATCTACTAAGCCAGCACAAGCAGCAGCTAAGCAAGTAATTGCTGAATCAGCTGACTTCTCTGCAAGATTTAAGAAATTAGCAGGTATTATTAAGTAATTAACAACAAAAAAAATAAATTCATTTAAAATGGACTTAAAAAAATTAATGACAGGTGCTAACCCACAAAGCATTATGCTTGAGCAAACTAGAGGTTTGAAAGCAAAGTGGGAAAAAACAGGTTTGTTAGAGAATTCTGGTACGGAAACAAATAAGCACGGTATGGCTGTGTTATTAGAAAACCAAGCTAAGCAATTATTGGACGAATCAACTAAGACAGGTGCTTCAGCAGGTTCTGAAGAGTGGGCTGGTGTAGCGTTACCTTTAGTAAGAAGAATCTTCGGTTCTATTGCAGCTAAAGAATTCGTTTCAGTTCAACCAATGAACTTACCTTCAGGTTTGATTTTCTATATGGATTTCAAATATTCAAATGCACAACCAGGTAACCCAGATTTCTCTGGTTCATCTTTGTTTGGCGCAGGTGGTACTTTTGGTAAAGATTCTTTATCTCCAGCAGGAAATAAATTGGGTTCTACTCAATCTACAACTGGTGGTTTGTATGGTGCAGGTCGTTTCGGATACACAATCAATGATTCTGTAGCATCTTTAGCAGCAACAGTAACAACAGCTTCTTGGGCAGATGTTAATTATGATGCAGATTTATCAGCATCAATTGCAGCTGGTGGAATTAAAAAATTAGCAATTGCAGCTCCTGCAACAGCAGATTTGAATGGCGTAAGAGCATTTGAAATTGTACAATCAGGTTCTGTAACAGCTAACAACTACTATCCTCAATACACTAAAATTAATGGTTCTAATATCGAATTCTTCGGTACTGGTTCTGTTGGTGGTGTTGGAGCAGGTGCAGCAACTGTATCATTCCATGTACAACCTACAGCGGCTAACAGAGGTGATTTTGAAGATAGAACTGATTATGGTAACGGATACAACGCAGATTTAGGTATTCCTGAAATCGAATTAGAATTGAAATCAGAACCAATCGTTGCTAAGACTCGTAAGTTGAAAGCAGTTTGGACTCCTGAATTAGCGCAAGACTTGAATGCATATCATTCAATCGATGCAGAAGCTGAGTTAACTCAAATGTTATCTGAGTACATCTCTTTAGAAATCGACTTAGAAATCTTAGAAATGTTACAAGCTAACGCTTTCACAACCGACTATTGGTCTGCAAGAGTTGGGTATGATTATAACGCAGCAGCAGGTGCATTCCAAATCGATGCTAACGCAGCAGCTGCTTCAGCATATGTTAAGAGCACTTGGTATCAAACTTTGGGTATCAAATTACAAAAGGTATCTAACAAAATTCACCAATTGACAATGAGAGGTGGAGCAAACTTCGTAGTATGTTCTCCAAATGTTGCAACTATTTTAGAATCAATGAATGGTTTCTCAGCAAATCCTGGTAAAGACGCTTTACAATTTGCAGCTGGTGTAACTAACATTGGACAAATCTCTAATAGATACGATGTTTACAAAAACCCTTACATGACTGAGAATGTAATCTTATTAGGTTTCAAAGGTTCTAACTTCTTCGAGACTGGAGCAGTTTACGCACCTTATGTACCATTGATTATGACTCCTTTAGTGTACGACCCAGTTAACTTCACTCCAAGAAGAGGAGTTATGACTCGTTACGCTAAGAAAATAGTTCGCCCGGAATTCTACGGTAAAATCGTAGTTGAAGGTTTGAACACTTTATAATCTTAACGGTTTAGAGTAATAAAATTAAAAGAGGGGATAGAAATATCTCCTCTTTTTTTATTTCTATATTTATAGTAGTAAAACTATAAATTTTCACTATGTCTGTAAACACATATTGGTCGGGTTCAACGGCAGCAGCATTCTTATCAGCATCATCATCAGCGGAAGCAACTCCATTTGGATTATATGATTCCGATACTGATTTTAAATCCGATGCTCCAAAAACAGCAGTTTGGGTAGCAAAACGATTAGGCTATCCTATTGTTAATATTGAATTAGATAATTCTCAAATATGGGCTTGCTTCGAAGAAGCAACTTCAGAATACTCTGCGCAAATAAATCAATTCAATCTTAGAAATAACTTAGATATTCTTAGAGGACAACCTAAAGGAAGAATTGCAAACTTTTCTCAAACACTTGTAGATGGTTCATTTTTACCAACTGCGGTTCGTATGTCACAACAATACGGAACATTAGCAGGAGTGGGTGGACAAACTTCTATTAAAACGGCATATATTAATATAACAGCATCAGTTCAGAATTATGATTTAATGAAATCCGCAATTGATACAGAAACATCATCATCATTTTTTACTTTATTTACAGGTTCATCGACTGTTGATGTAACAAAAGTATTTTTTGAAGCAACTCCTGCTATTAGTAGATTCTTTGACCCATATTCGGTAGGAGCACAGGGTACATTGAATTTAATGGATGAGTTTGGCTTTGGACAATACTCTCCTGCAGCTCAATTTTTATTGATGCCTTTATACGAAGATTTATTAAGAATACAAGCTATTGAATTCAATGATACAATTCGTAAATCACAGCATTCATTTAATATAGTAGATAATAAATTACAAATTTTTCCCGTACCAACTAGTGCAACTCCTAGAAAAATGTATTTTGAATACATAAGTAGGGATGAATTTGAACACGATTCTCAAACTATTCAATCGGATTCACTTTCTGATTATTCTGATATTCCATATGATTTTATTCAGTATTCGATGATAAATGATGTGGGTAAACAATGGATTAGAAAGTATACACTAGCATTATCAAAAGAACTCTTAGGAGCGATTAGAGAAAAATATAGTTCAGTACCTATACCAGATGGAGAAGTATCCTTAGATGGGGCAGCATTGAGAGCAGAGGCACAAGTAGAGAAAGATATGTTGATGACTCAGTTGAGAGAAAATTTAGAGGAGATGAGTAGAAAAAATGTAATGGAAAATAAAACGCATGAATCTAATCACCATCAAGAAATGTTGAGAAAAGTTCCTTTAAAATTATATGTAGGATAATATGCCAAAATTTTTAGTAGGTAGAGATATCGATTTTTTTAGAAGTATAAGTAGAGAATTGGTTGATACAGTCATCCAAACTGCTATTGTATTATTTAAAATAAACACTTACGAAAGTAAGGTAAATATTTATGGTGAATCCCTAAATAAAACTTGGTATCCTGGGGTTGAAATGTATTGCTTAATTGATAAAGAACCTGAAAATGTGGTATATGAAGGATTTGGTCCTGATAATTCACAAAATATAACTTTTAAATTAGACAAACTAACTTGCGAAGAAAAGGGAATATATCCTGAAATTGGTGATATGATTTTCTTTGACCAATCATACTATGAAATTGATAATACAAATGAAATTCAATTCTTAGGAGGACAACCATCGAATAATTATAGTATAGTGTGTACAGCATTTATGACTAGAAAATCAGATTTAAACATAGAACAAAGAGTAAAATAAGTAAACTATGGCTAAAAATCCAATAAGACCGGAATTAAATAGGGGCAATCAAATTAAATCTGAAAAATCCGATGTTAAACATTCAGTATCTCTTTTTGATATTGATTACGCTATGATGTCTTATTTAGAAGATGTTGCTTTACCAACTCTAACCGAAGGCGATGGTAATGTTATAAAAATACCCGTTGTATATGGTAATTCTGAAAGATGGAACGGAGCTAGAAGAGAAGGTATATTCAGAGATATAAAAGGTAAGATTCAATTACCTTTAATGATGATTAGAAGAACATCGATATCAAAAGATGATTCTATGCCAATGTTAAATAACCATGTTTCATATCAGACTGTAACAAAATGGAATAAAAGTAATCGATATGATAGATTTACACTATTAGGAAATACAAAACCATCTTATGAATTGTATAATGTAACTATGCCAGAATATGTAGAAATAAACTACGATTGTATGGCTTGGACATCATTTACAGAACATTTGAATTCTATAATCGAAGCACTTACATTCACTACTGATTATTGGGGAGATAAAAAGAAATATAAATTTAGAGTAACTATTGCGGATTATAATGTTGTAAATGAAGTTGGAGAAGGAACTGAAAGAATTAATAGAGTTGAGTTCACATTGAATGTTAAGGCTTATTTATTGCCTGAAAAATTCGATGGAGAAAATACAACTAAAAAATCATATTCAACTAAAAAAGTTGTATTTGCTACCGAAGTGGATATGACTGGAAATGGTAGATTAGAAGGATTATTGACAACACCATCTCCATATTACGATAATAAAGATATCATAGATTGGTTAAGTTTAAATAATTCAAAAATATTAACACCATCAGCTAAAAATATATTTACAACTACTGCTATTAAATTTATACCAGTACCAACTATTTTAACATCTACTGTTGGAAACAATGATAATTTAAAAGTATTTGTGAATGGTGTTAGATTATATGAAGAAGTGGGAGCATTTACAAAAACAATATCTGGTTCAAATTTAACAATTACATTTAATCCTTTAGTAATTGGATATGATGTAGAAACTACCGCATTTGAAGTTGCTATAATTGGTAAATTTATAGATTTATAATGAAAAACTCATTTTTAGATATAATAAACATTTATAATACGGATAATCAAGCTCTTTGTGATTTTAAAGAAGTAAATAATACTTACTATGTATTTGTGGCAACTAATTGGTTCTTTAAACAATACATAAGAGATATTGTTAGATTAAAAGATGAAAATAGAATATTAGTTTATATTAATACAATTGTTATAAGTCCTATTGATTATGATATTGAAGAATTGGGGAATGGTGTAAATATAAAATTTAAAAAATCAAACTTTCCATATGTGTTGACTGATACTGATAAAGTGTATCTTTCAGCTGATGTAGAATTCAGAGGATAATGAAAACATTTAATTCAAATACGAAAAAACTAAATAGGGTAGTTCCTAAGACTGATATAAATAATATAGTAGGCGCATCTCTTATTGAAAAATTGGTAAACGATGCACAAATACAAGGAGAAAGTTATTCTGGCAGTTTATCGTCTGTTGAAAATTATCAATATCAATCTTCATTTGATAGTAGAACTAAACAAACATTTAATACTAAAAATCGTACAAATCTAAACCAAAGTAAAGTTAAAAGAAGTGAAAAAGAGTTGGTATTAGGATTTAGAGATGATATATTAGATATTACAGCAAATTGGGTATTCAAACAACCAGATTTGATTGAAGTATTAGATGATAGACGAATTAGATTAGTTTTTAATAATGTTTATGTACAAGGAGCAACTATTATAACAAGTTCAAATTTTGATGTATATGTAAATGGTGTAAGAACTCCATCATATCTTTCAATAGAACAATCCAATACGGGCACTCATTTAATAATAAATGAATTCATTGGAATCGATTCTACTAAT